TGCGCTGTGACCGCGTGGAGCGTTGAAACGTGTTCTTCGCACCGCTGGACCGTCGCGGGCGTCATGGCGCTGTAGGTGGCCTCCAAGGCCCTAGAACGGTTGGTCTCGTTCAGGCCCTCGAATAAATACACCGTCACTGTCCGTTGGTATCCACCCGTCACCGGATACGTCAGGCTGATTTGCGGCTGCGGCACGATCCCCAAGGATGATGTCAACCATTGAAGCAGGTTTCGGTCGGTGTCCTCCGGCGCTTGGCCTTCCAGCTTGGCTAGGACGGCGTTTCGCGAGTTCGATGATTCGGTTGCGGAAAGTAAGCGACCAGTTGAGCTTTCGGGCGCGTTGCCCGGCTTCGGCAAGCCAATAGTTTCTAAATTCAATCGCTGCATCATTGGTTTCCTCAACAGTGAAGCCGCGCTCAGCGGCGAAACTCAAATCGTCCTTTGACGGAATCCAGTCATCCGCCAACCTCGCGCCTTTTTTTGGAGAAGACGTAGTCTTCTCTTTCTTTAACTCTGGTTCTGATTCTGATTGGCTAGGTTTTGGCTGGCGTAAAGTATTGTTTTTTCTAGGAAGCCCGGCAATTTCACGCTGATTATCCTGATATTTTCTGGATTCTTCCGTGAGATAATCGGCGCGAAAGTTTGAGATAATTCCGTCTAAGCACTGAATCTTGCCCTTTTCGACAAGCTCTTTTCGAATCGCGGTCCACTTCCTCACGCTGCATCCAAGTTGGCCAGCAATGTAGCGGGCATCATCGGCAAGCCGTCCGTCCCGCATATAAATTAGGTCCAGAACAATGGCGTATGCGCCTTTGGTTTCCAGGCACAAACCAATGGTGCCGTCCAAAAAATCGCGCGGAAACCGTTTGTAATAAGGAAGGCTCACTCGTCTTCCTCCGAAATGCGCTCAAGGTATTCCAAGCAGCAATTTACTTCTGCTAGGTTTTTTGCCGCTTCACCAATTTCACAAAGTCGGTGAAAGTCGTTACCGCGCCAAAAGGACAGCAATATCGCAAAAATAACCGCTTGCCGCTCGTCATCATTCGGCCACTTGAGGTAACGCCAAATGAGGGTGTGAATTGCGTCTCTTGCTTGCTCGCTCGGATCAATGATTTCTAAATCAGCCTTGCCAAGATTGCACTCAGCGCAGGCCGTAATCAGGTTTTCACAATCATTCGTCCCGCCTTGTGAAACGGGCACGATATGATCCACGTGAAGGACAACGTCTGGCGCTTCGTGTCCGCAATAACGGCACGTAAAGTTGTCGCGATTCAAAATGGAAAACCGCAAGCGCGGCTTAATCTCTTGGCGCTTGTTGCGCGCGTCGAAGCAGTCTCGTATATTATCCAAGTCGGTGGCCCTCCTATGGCCGCTGTCAGGGTGGGATTGAGACGAACGGCCAGAACGTCTCTCCCACCCACCCACTTTCGCTTATTGCAGAGACGAACGCAAGGCGCTAAGGTGGCGACACCCACGACGTTCTTCCCCTCCCCTTGTTGTGGCTACTGGCCCCGGCGCTTGAGCAATCGCGTCGGGGTCTTTTTCATTCTTCCCAAACGCTAAACAACGAAGGCCGCTTGGCAGGGACCGGCCTGGTTCTAACCGGTTCAGGCGTCGGCGCAGGAAGGTGGTCACCCCGCTGAAACGCAAGGGCTAGGGCATAGACAAACCGCTGGTCAGCTTCGCGCTGCTTTATTTCAATCTCTCGCTCTTTTGACATATCAGGCGTTGACCGCTCCAACATGGCAGGGGCATAGGGGCGGAAATAATGACCCTTACTAGACACGGTGCGCCTCCAAGGATTGAGCGTATTGGTTGGCCAATGCGGCGAACTGAAAGGCCGGTGTGGCGGTTTTCTGTCGGATGGCAATAGCGTCTGCATAAGGTTTCCCAATGCGTTGGCAATGAACGCGGACCCCGTGCAAAATCGTGCTGTGGTCGCGCCCGCCAATCCGCCGGGCAATCTCAGGATACGAGACGTGCGGGCATTCGACGAAGGCGCGGTAATAAGCTTCTTGACGCGGCTTCGTAATGTGCCGACTGCGGTTCTGGCCTTTCAGCGCAGCGATGGTTAAACCGTAATCCTCGGCCACCTCCTGCAGGATGTTGGCAACTGTCTGTCTCATGTGTTCCCCTTAAAAGGCCGCTTCGGCCATGTGGTTTTTGTCTTTTGGAATGGGCGGGACGGGATTGACCCGCCTTTGACTGCCCGTCTAGCCTGCTGGCCCGTCTCCCGGCCCTGGCGCTTGGCCTTGGCAATCCTTGTCACGTCACCGCCGGTTTTGTCTGTCCGGTGGCAGGTTTTGTGGACCAGCCTCAAGTTCTCATCGCTGTCGTCGAACCCTAAAGCCCACGGGATGATGTGGTCTAGCTCATACGTTTCACCGGCATGGACCTTTTGCTTGCAGATGTCGCAGATGCCGTTGTCACGGGCAAACAGGCGCAAGCGACGGGCCTTTGACATGGACGGCCTGGGTGGTGCTGCCGTCATATCTCCACCACAATAATCCCGTGAACCGCCAACATCAGTTTTTTCTTGAGACGGTAAACCGGCGTCTTAAACCCCTTTACGTCTTCCACGACCAACAGCCCTTCAGCGTGTGGCGCTTCCGTCGTGTAACAAAAGTCGGCCTTATAGGTGCAGATCAGGCAATCATTCACGACAATGCGGAACGACGGCTGAACCTGCAAATCGGTAATTCGCCCCGACCGTTCCAGCAGCTTCAGTTCGCCATAGCGGCGGCTTTCCTTGATGCTGTCAAACGTGATGCCATCGACAACGGTTTTGATGTTTTTGTATTTGGGAACCTTCACCGCCGCCCCTCAAGTTTTAGTTCCTCAATCGACAGGGCGCGGAGGGCTGCATAGATCGGCGCTCTGGCTTTCTTTTGCTGGACGGCCTTTCGCAGTTCGTCTTTCAAAGCGTCACGCTGGCGAGCAATTGCGGCGAGCCGCCGGGCCTTCTCCCCGGCGCTGGTATAGAAAGGATGAGCCTGCCAATCGTCATGCTTTTGCGGCGTGGGCTTGCGGTGAAAGCCGTAGTTTTTGAACAGGCGTGTGATGGCCTCTAACATTTCACTTGCTCCGATATTGAATGACGGTGACGCGCTCGACGCCAACCATGTTGCAAAGCTGTTCTGTCGGTGCGCGGTGGCCTCGCAAAACGTCGCTAAGGACGGTCTGATTAACGCCATGTGCCTGGCACCACTCCTTGCGCTTGCCGTCTCCGACAAGCCGTTTGATGGCCTTGATGACCTGTTCTTTCGTCATGTAACCTCCTGATAGTGTCGCAACGGTAAGCGAACAAAATCGCGCTGTCGAGTGAAAAGATTGCTTGACGGTCTGCCGGGCGCTGTGTTTTATGGTGCCAACAAGGGAGAACGACATGACACCGTCAAAGGAACTGCTGAAGCTGGACGATGATATGTGGGAGGCACATCAGGAATACGCCCGCCAAAACGATAAGGACTGGGCCAACGCTGACGAACTGCGCGAAGACGGCCTCGCAATCGGTGAGGAAGCATACAAGCTCAACCCCAACAACGATTACGAACACGACGCAGGCGACTGGGAGTTCTACATCGAAACCGCATTGAATCAGTTTCACCCGCATCAGCAATCGCTGGTCGGAGCCGCAGCGTATTACCGCGTTAAAGAGTGCGCGGAGGAGGCCGCATACCAAGCTGACAAGGCGCTGGCTATGGCCGCTGACATTACGGGAGCCGCAAAATGAGCGAGGAGCATCCCCTGCGCTTTCCGCGCGACCACGACACCGACGCTAGCTTCTGCCCCGCCTGCGGAGAACCAGAATCGGACCCGTCTGTTGAGGCGTTTGAGGTTTTCGGTGAAGTCATGTGCGCTGATTGCGCTGTCCAGCTTTTTGAGGACGCGGACAAGATGCACATTTTGGAGGCGATGCGATGACTGACCGCCCGCTTGCCAAATTTGACGATGGCCGCTTGTGGCTGGACGACGGTGGCATCTACAGGCCCGCGACAACTTTTGCCGTCCGAATGATGGCGCGAATGTTTGAAAACCGAACCGACCATAACGCAACGCGCTACGTCCGCGATTGTCGTATGGCTCTGGCACAATACGAAAAGGCGATGGAGGAAGCCAAATGCGAAGCAGCGACGGCGTAAGGGTGCGGCTGGAAAGAGAAACCGAGCATGACCCTAACGGCGGCTGCTGGCTGTGGTCTGGCGGTCAGGGTGCGGGTGGTTACGGTGTCGTTTGCATCGACGGCCATGTGGCTAAGGCTCATCGGTGGTCATGGTATGCAGAAACTGGGATAATGCCGCCGCCTGAAATAAAGGTCTGCCACAAGTGCGATGTGAGGCAGTGCATAAATCCAAGCCACTTGTTCCTTGGAACGCAATCCGACAACGTGGCGGATATGGTGGCAAAGGGAAGGCACAGAAACGTCCCTATGCCCGGATCACTTAACGGCGGGGCAAAACTGACGGAACAAAAGGTTTGGGAGATTCGTCGCTGTTTGGAAATGGACGCATGGCCGCAAAAAGAAATTGCGGAAAGCTATGGCGTTTCGCAGATGACGGTTTCTCGCATCGCAAGATTTGAAATGTGGCCTCATGTGCATCGGGATTGGCCCGCTCGCGCTGTGCCGCACACTTACGGGAATGTTTGGTATGTCGGCTAAGGTTTATCAGGCTATTAGCGCCGTTATGGCTGACCTGGCAGTTGACGGGATCGGCAAGGATCGCAAGAACGAGCAGCAAGGGTATAAGTTTCGCGGCATTGACGACGTTTATAACGCCCTGTCGTCAACGCTGGCCAAGAACGGCCTGCTGATGCTTCCGCGCGTTCTGTCGCGGGAAGTGGTTGAGCGGGTTAGCGCCAAGGGGTCCGTGCTGTTTTATGTGACGGTCGAGGCTGAGTTTGATTTGGTGGCGTCTGAGGACGGTTCGACGCACACGATCAAAACCTACGGCGAGGCAATGGACAGCGGCGACAAGGCCACAAACAAGGCCATGAGCGCGGCTTACAAGTATGCTGCCATGCAGGCGTTCTGTATCCCGACTGAGGGAGATAACGATGCGGACGCCACGACACACGCTGTTAAGCCGATGGTGCCGAATACGTCGGTTCACCTTGAAGGCCCCGACTGGTATAAAACGGAAGGCGCTGGAATGAGCGCAGCCAAAGCCAAGGCCGAAGGGCTAGGCGAAAAGGTGAACCAGTGGCTTGGCGACCTTGAGACCATTCCGACTGTTGCCGCGCTGCGAGACTGGGCAGACCAGAACGGCGACACCATCCGCACCATGCCGAAGGGCTGGCGCATTGAAGTCCGCGAGGCATTTGACCGGCGCGGACGTGAACTGGGAGCAATGTAATGGCGTATGAACAAAAGCCGGGAGACATTGCCGTCTTCAAAGAGCGCGAAAAGCGTAACGATAAAGCGCCAGATTGGCGCGGTAATTTGATTGTCCCTGAAGGCGCCAAGCCCGGCGACAAGTTGGAAGTGGCGTTCTGGGCCAAAGGCGACAACGGAACGATGCTCGCTGGATCAATCAAATTCCCGCAACAGCGTGACGCAGGACCGGCACGAGAGGCTCCGCCACAACGCGGCGCTAGGTTTGACGACGACATTCCGTTTTAGGCCGTGTCTGACCGTGCCGTCGTAACCCTGCGTTCACAAGCTGACCGAGACAGGGCCAGCAGGTGGGCGCAGGGCGTCACCATAGGCTCAAAGGTAGTCTTTCATGGACCAGGACGAACGATCCCGCAAAACGACGCCCTACACGCTGCCATTGGCGACATTGCCAGACAGAGGCTTTATCACGGCGTCAAGTTACAGGACTGGGAATGGAAACTGCTATTTCTGGACGCCTTGGACAGTCATGTCAGGATGCTACCTAACCTCGACGGCACAGGGTTCGTCAGTGTCGGCAAATCCACATCGGCACTAAGCAAAGAAGAATTTACCGGCCTGCTGTCCGTTGTTTACGAATGGGGCAACCGCAATGGTATTGTTTGGAGCGACCAGCCTAATGAATGACCCGATCACCGCAGTCAGAACCTACGCCTGCGAGAAAAGCCGTGCTGCCCGCGATAAATGGCTTGCATATCGAGCAGAGGCCGGAATGCCCGTCTATCGCATCGCAGGTAAGCATGACGACACGCCAGGCGCGTTCATGCGACAGTTTCAGGCCATGCGGAAATAGCCATGTATATTATCGGCTCGTTTGATAGGTTTTTTCACGGCTACATCCGCAAGGAATACACGCGCGACCTAGAGGACGGACACGGCCATTATCTCCCGTGCATCATCCACGGCCTGAGAGTGGTGCAAGGCAAATCGCTAGAGTTCCAATGCGTCCTGACCGAGTATGGCGCAGGGGCTGGATTCCTCGCCCCCATCGAGGCTTTCTGTTGGAAGATACCCGACAAGCCCCGCGCTCCGAATGAGGCGGTGGATTACACATACGTCCAGCCGTGGGATTGTTTTTCAAGCGAGTTTGGCGTTCACGCGTTTGAATTTAATCGACGCATGAAGGCGCAGATTCTGCCAGATCGACGCGGTGCCAGGTATCGGTTCTCAATCGACTTCACCGGCTCATCGCTGGCCGACATGAGCGAGCAACACAAGCACTTGCACGTTATGGAGCTGGAGGACGGGTCCATAGGCGCCTTCCCGAACAATCGCGTTTTGTGGGTTGAGCCTGCCATGTGGCGGGAACCGTTTACAGAGCGGCCTGATTTTAAGGCGCTGTCTGGCGAGTGGATGGCGGAATAAGAAAATACGCAAAAAACGCTCAAGGGGTATTGCGTAATATCTGCTCATGTGGGACAAGGGTTCATCGGGGCGCGGCAATCAAGCAGCACCCGGTCGGAACTAAGCAGATGGCTTACCGCGCTCGCCCCTCGATGCAAACAATCCGCGCTCATGCGGTGTCAAATCCGGCTATCGAGCATCGCCAGTTTAGCAAGCAATACGGCGAAGGTGGTGCAAGCCAGTTTGCCGCCGCCAAAAAAGCTGAAGGGTTCAAAGTCCGCGAAACCAAAAACAAGTTGGGTCCGCGTAACGCGCCGTTCTATATGTATAATGTTTACGTTTACGCCGCATGACCCCCGTTGAATACCGCGCCGCCCTTGCAACTCTCGGCCTGTCGCAACTCGCGGCGGGCCGGTGGCTCATGGTCAGCCCCAAGACCGCACAAAACTACGCCAAGCTAGGCCCTAGTGGCCCGGCTGCTGTAGCTATCCGCATGGCATTGCAGCACGGCTTGACCGTTCAGCCAGGCTAAGGCATTATCCACCCCGCTCTACGGCCCCGCTACGGCTTAAGCCTAGACGCAAACCAGATTGAGGACACATGGCAGGCGGTCGCCCCTCCAAATACAGCGACAAGCTGGCCGAGGAGATTTGCCGTCGTCTCGGCAAGGGTGAGCCAATGGCTCGCATCTGCGATGACGACCATATGCCAAGCTACAACACCATCTGGCGATGGGAGAACGAGAACGCTGAGTTTCGTGAGCTTTCCGCCCGCGCGAAACAGAATGGCACTCATTTCTTGGCTGACGACACGCTGCGGATTGCGGATGATGACACCATCGACACGCAACGCGCCAAGCTAATGATTGACACGCGGCTGCGCCTGATTGGCAAATGGAACGCCAAGGCTTACGGCGACAAACTGCAACAGGAAGTCTCTGGCCCTGACGGCGGCGCTCTGTCGGTCACATGGCTGAAACCAGAGTAATCCCCTACGCCCCTCGCCGGGTGTTCCTGCCGTTCCATAACCGGACGCAACGCTTTGCCATCGGAGTGGCTCACCGTCGCTGCGGTAAGACGGCGGCTTGCATTAACGACATGATCCGCAATGCGGTGGTGTCCGACAAGCCCCACTATCGCGCGGCCTATCTCGCGCCTTACCTGAAGCAGGCCAAGGACGTGGCATGGGAGTATCTGAAACGATACAGCCAACCGATCTGGGCCAAGCCGCCAAACGAATCAGAACTGTATGTCGAGTTAATCGGCGGCAAGCGCATCAAGATTTACGGCGCTGACAACCCGGATGCTCTGCGCGGTGGCTACCTGGATGATGCCACGCTGGATGAATACGCCGACATGTATCCCGGCATCTTTGGCTCAATCATCCGCCCGATGCTGGCTGACCGCCAAGGCACAGCTACGTTCATCGGGACGCCAAAAGGGCGCAATGCGTTCTTTGACCTGTTCGAGCGGGCGAAGACGGACCCGGATTGGTTCCCATTCTTCCTGCCAGCTAGCGAGACAGGTATCCTGCCGCAAAACGAACTGGCCGCTGCTGCAAAGGAAATGACGCCGGAACAATACGAGCAAGAGTTTGAATGCTCGTTTGAGGCAGCCATCATCGGTGCTTACTACGGTAAGAACATTGCCGAGAGCGAGCGGGCTGGACGGATCACAGACGTTCCGCATGATCCTGCGCTGCCTGTCTACACAACGTGGGATTTGGGCATCGGCGACAGCACCGCCATCTGGTTCTGGCAAGCGCTTGGCGGTGAGATACGGGTGATAGACTTCTATGAAGCCAGCGGCGAGAGCATTGAGCATTACGCCAAGGTGCTACAGGCCAAGCCCTACAAGTATGAGGCCGATTGGGTGCCGCATGACGCAAGGGTCAGGGAGCTAGGCACGGGCCGCACCAGGATCGAGACGATGCTGACGCTGAAGCTTAAGCCCAAGCTGGTCCCTAATCACAAGGTGCTGGACGGTATTAACGCCGGTCGCGTTCTGTTGCCGCGCATCTGGTTCGACCGTGAGAAGTGCAAGGCCGGGCTGGAGTGCCTGCGCCAGTATCGTGCGGACTATGACGACAAGGCCCGCGTGTTTCGTGATGGGCCTAAGCACGATTGGACCAGCCACGCTGCTGATGCGTTCCGATACTTAGCGATGGCCTATCGTGAGATTAAGCCAGAAGCCAAAGCGGCAGACGGGCCGATCAAGGGCATCCGTGATATGACATGGGATGACCTGTTAGCTAACCAGCCGGTGCATACGGGCTACGAACGCGCATGATCGTTCTATCGACAAGCGGACCCGCGCACGATATGTTCCCCTGAACGCTTGCGAGGGGCTATGCTTCCCGACGAACTCGAAAATCAAGACGGCATTGACCTTGTTACCAAATGGATTGAGCAAATCAATCTGTCGGAACAGGAGTTGCAGCCGTGGTGGCGGACTGGCGACATTATCGTCAGGCGCTACAAGAACGAGAACCGGGCTAGAGGCGGTGGCCGTCCGTCTGTAGGGTATGAGCGTCGGCGCTTTGCTATTCTGTGGTCTAACGTCTCGACCCTTCAACCTGCCATCTATGCCAAGCAGCCGGTGCCGATGGTGGATCGCCGCTACCGTGACGAAGACCTGGTGGGCAAGATTGCGTCTGACGTGCTGGAAAGGGCGCTTGGCTTCAGCCTCGACCAATATGATTTTGACGGGCGCGTAAAGCTCTGCGTTCTGGACTACCTGCTGCCGGGCCGAGGCCAAGTGTGGGTGCGCTACATCCCGCATATGCGCGAGGTCAACGCGGAACAGGATTACGAACTGGGCGAAGGCGTTCAGGACGATGACGACACCGAGGTTGGTGAGGTCGAGACGCCGGAAGCCACCGAGGAAGTGGTTTACGAAGAAGTCCAGTGCGACCACGTCTCATGGAAAGACTGGCTGACTAACCCGGCGCGTGAATGGGCTGAAGTCCGTTGGGTTGCCCGGCGCGTCTATATGACAAGGGCGGAACTGACGGAACGTTTTGGCAAGGACATGGCCAAGAACGTTCCGATTACGACGACCTCAACCGGCACGGACACGGCTTCGGATGCCCAGAAGCAATCCAGCCAAACCGGCGAGGTCTATGAAATTTGGGACAAGCCCACCAAGATGGCCTATTGGGTCTGCAAGGGCTACACGGGCGGGGTGCTGGACAAGCGTGAAGACCCGCTGGGGCTTACGAACTTCTTCCCGTGCCCGCCTCCGCTCAATGCTACGACGGCCAATGACAGCACCATTCCGGTTGCGGATTACGTCCAGTATCAGGACCAAGCCGACGAACTGGACGAACTGACGGCCCGTATCGGCAAACTGCAAGATGCGCTGCGGATGGTCGGTGTGTATGCCGGTGAAGCCAACCGCGAACTGCAACTGGTGTTCTCGCCGGGTAACGAGAACAAGCTAATTCCTATCGACACGTTTGACCTGTGGAAAGAAAAGGGCGGCGTTCGCGGCCTTATCGAGTGGGTTCCGGTCGATATGGTCATTCAGGTGCTGAAGGGCTGCTATGAGGCCCGCTCGCAAGTCCTGAACGACATTTACCAGATCACCGGCCTGTCTGACATCATCCGGGGCGAGAGCAATCCTAACGAGACCGCAACGGCTCAACGGATGAAGGGCCAGTGGGGTTCGCTGCGTGTCCGTGACCGTCAACGCGACCTGCAACGGTTCTGCCGTGACGCTATCCGGCTCAAGGCTGAGATTATCGCGGAGCATTTCAGCATTGACACGCTGAAGGCCATGACGAACGTGAAACTGCTTACGGCGGCGGAAAAGCAGCAGATCGAGCAAATCATTCCGCTAATCCAGCAAGCGCAACAGTCTGGAATGCCCATTCCGCCCGGCCTGGCTCCTGACCCGGCTATGCTGGAACTGATGGCCCAGCCGACGTGGGAAGAGGTGCAAGCCCTTCTCCGCGATGACGCGTTGCGCTCGTTCCGCATTGACGTTGAGACTGATTCGACGGTTCAGCCGGATGAGAACGCGGCCAAACTGGCCTTTACCGAGTTCACCAGTGCCATTGTTGGCCTGATGTCAGCGGCGGCAAGCATCGTCCCGTCTGCGCCTTACACGGCTCCGCTGTTTGCCGAGGTGCTAAAGCAAGGCGCTCGCACGTTTAATGTCAGTCGGTCGATGGAAGACGTGATTGACAAGGTGTTTGAGCAGGCCGAGGCCGCACCGCCTGTCCAGCCGCAAGGCCCGCCACCGCCCGATGATACGGCGTTGCAGGTCGAGCAAATGAAGTCGCAGACCGCGCAGATGCAAGCCCAGATCGAGCAACAGCGGACGCAGATGGAAGGCCAACTGGGGCAGGCTGAACTGCAACTGAAGGGTCAAGAGCTTCAGGTAAAGGCTGCGGCTATTTCCCGCGACCCGACGCCACAAGGGTTTGCCTGATGACGCAACAGGGACTGAGGCAGGCCAGTGCGCGGAACCTTAGCGGTTTTGCGACGGGAACGAACTACAACGAAGATTTCCTGCGCTTGTTCGACGCGCAAGGCGTTGCGGCTGGCACGTTTGATGAGCGGCAACTGCGCTGGATCAATGCTCGCATGGGCGCGACTTTCACAAACCTGGACGAAGCCATGCAGGCTTATGCGACAGGTCAAGGCGTTTACAACTGGTCATCGTTGGGTGCGTTAGAAGACACCGCCAACTTTACGCGCGTCATGCCGTATGGGGCGACCTATACCCGCACGGGCGTGGCAACAGGCCTGACGACGGCTGGGCTGATTACATCGTTTGCGGCGGACGCTCCGCAACGGACAGACCGTGGCTTGGCGCTTGAGCCTGCGTCAACCAACATTGTGCCAAGGTTTGCGCCAACGGTCGCTCAACTGTCTCTCGGCCTCAACGCCTCCGACACGACAGCCCCCGCCTCGCCGCCCATTTCGGGCTTGAACTGGTTGGCGCTGGACAACACGGTGTCGTTTGCGGTGGCCTATCAAACGCTGACGGTGACCGGGTCAACTGCCTACGCCATAAGCGTATTGGTCGAGACGCCCGATGGGTCGCAGCCTGTTGCATCCAGCACATCAGGCACGGGCGATTTTAACTTCGTCGCTGGCGGGACGACGGACGCCGCGCCCACGTTTAGCTACACGCGCCTGTCCGGTCATGTGTGGCGTGTGACAGCGGCCATCACCACGCCTGTTACGCCGACAACGAATGACGGCATCATCAGGCACAGCACACAAAACACGCGGGCGCTTAAGTTTGCCGGTTTCCAAGTTGTGCTTGGGGCTGTTGCTGGCAGCCCAATTGTGACGACGGGTTCTGCCCTCGCGCGAAGCCTGCCGGTGTTTACCGAAGTTGTCCCAGCGGGCCGCACTAAGGCATTGCTGACCTATGCTGATGCGACAACAACGCTTGTAACTGGTTTGACGCCAGGTGGGACGTTTGATGTTGCGACTACGGTTATTGCGGCCAGCAAGGGCCGCTTTGCGTCGTCCGAATTGGTTTCGCGGGTGTGGCAAGCATGAGCCGGGCAACCTATCGCAAGTGCCAGGCGTGTGGCGACATTCACGAACTGTCGGAGTGGCCGCGCAAATGCCTAGAGCAGTTCAAGCGCAAGCGTTCTGACCTACCGGCCCCGTTCATCCGCGCTGACGGGATGGACCCGATCCTGAACCACGCCAATGGCCTGATGTATGACAGCCGGTCAGCTTATGAGCGCGGCGTCAAAGATGCGGGATGCGTAATTGTTGGCGATGACAAGCTAACGCCAAGCCCACGGCCTGTGCTGTCTGACCGTGAGCTTAAGCAGGACATCAAGACGGCTATTGATCAGGTGGAGGCCAGACTATGAGCGACATGGAAGACGACATTAGGGCCGCAATGGCTGAGGTTAGTGGCGTTGCGCCAGAACCCGCGCCCGTTGAGGAAGTGGCTGCGCCGGAAGCGGTCATTACCGAGGCAGAAACGCCCCGCGATGACAGCGAAAAGGCAGCAGACGGGCGTGTAAGAGGCCCTGACGGCAAGTTTATTGCCAAGGCGCCAGAAATGGTGCAAGATACTCCCGACCAGCCCTCGGAGGCAGTCGCGGACCCTGCTGTCAAGCTCGCCATCCGCGCCCCGGCTTCATGGTCGCCTGCGGCTAAGGCCACGTTCGATAAACTGCCCCCGGAAGTGCAACAGGCTGTTGCAAAGCGGGAACAGGAGATTGATCACGGACTGCGGCGCAAGTCTGAGGAAGTGAAGCGGTATGAACCGCTGGAACAAGTGCTTGCCCCTCGCCGCGCTCAATGGGCCGCGCAAGGGATGGATGAAGTTCACGCGGTCAAGACGCTGCTTGCAGCACAAGACCTGCTTGAAAAGAACCCGATGCAAGGGCTTGAGTTTCTGGCCCGTTCGTATGGCGTAAATTTGAACACGGCCCAGCCGCAGGGACAGCCCTACCAGGCCCAGCCCGCGCGAGACAGCCACCCAGAGATTGCAGCCCTTAAGCAGCAACTCCAAGTCCTGCAAAGCCAAGTCCAGACGGCGCAGACCGCGCCTATTGTCAGCCAAATCGACGCATTCCAGAACGACCCTGCCAACCTGTATTTCGAGAACGTCCGCGATGACATGGCGGTCCTCTTGCATAACGGGAAGGCATCGGACCTGAAGGAAGCGTATGAGATGGCTTGCTGGATGAGGCCGGATATTCGCCCGTTCCTGCAAACAGCGCAGGCCCCGGCGGCTCCCGTGCAAGGCAAGGCGGCGCAGGCGCGACGGGCGGCTGTCAGTGTCACCGGGTCTCCGGGTCAAACCCGTATTCCCAAGTCCAATGGATCAATCGAGGACGACATCCGCGCAGCTTTTGAAGAAGTTGCCGGTGCGGCCTAGGAGAACTTAAATGACCTCCCCGAATCTTTCGGAAATCGCAACCACGACCCTGCGTAACCGCACGGGTAAGCTGGCTGACAACGTTACCAACAACAACGCAATTCTGTCGCGTATGAACCGTCGTGGCACCATCAAGCCGGTGTCCGGTGGCCGCACCATCCTGCAAGAGCTGGAATACGCTGAGAACGTCACTTATCAGCGTTATTCGGGCTACGAAGTCCTGAACATCTCGCCCAGCGACGTGTTCACCTCGGCTGAGTTCGACTGGAAGCAAATCGCTGTCAACGTGACCATGAGCGGTTTGGAGCAACTGCAAAACTCCGGCGTTGACGCCATTATTGACCTGCTGGCCTCGCGTATCAAAAACGCGGAAAAGACCATGCAGAACGGTGTGGCTGAAGACCTCTACTCGAACGGCACGGCTTCGGGCGGTAAGCAAATCGGTGGCCTTCAGCTTCTCGTCGCTGACGACCCCACCACTGGCACCGTCGGTGGCATCAACCGCGTCAACTGGAATTTCTGGCGTAACCAGAAGTTTCAAGCGACCTCGGACGGTGGTTCGGCTGCCTCGGCTGCCAACATCACCCGCTTTATGAACACGCTGTATCGTCGTTGCTCGCGTGGCACCGACAAGCCGGACCTCATCCTGTGCGATGACAACTACTTCGCATTCTATGAGTCCTCGCTGCAAAGCATCCAGCGCGTCACCAGCCCGGACGAAGCCGACGCCGGTTACGTCTCGCTGAAGTTCAAAGGCACCGACGTGGTGTTCGACGGTGGTTTCGGCGGGGCTTGCCCGGCCAATCACATGTATATGCTGAACACCGGCTACCTGCACTGGCGCCCTCACAAGGACCGCAACATGGTCCCGCTGGAAGAAGTCCGTTCGATCAACCAGGACGCTATGGTCAAGCCTATCGTTTGGGCTGGCAACCTGACCCTCTCGAACGCCTTCCTCCAAGGCGTCCTGTTCCAAACCTGATTTCCCCTAGAAAGGAGCCACTAACATGGCATCGACTGCTGCTACGGTCTTCTCGACCATTCCGACTGTGGGGATTGATCTGGACGACAAGTCCTCGACCCCGGCCTTCGCCGTCAACACGACCGTTCGTGCTAACGACGCTCGCCTTCACCTCTACGCCCGTGCTTCGGAGGCTCTGTCTTCGACTGCAACCATCCTGATCGGCACCAACGGCTCTGCGTCGTCGGATTCCGGTTCGGCTGGTTTCACGGTCAACACCACGGGCGGTGTCGCCGCTGGTCAATATTTTTGGGCCAAGCGCACCGCTATCTAAGCCTCTCGCCTGCCCTAGCCTCCACTGGGGTTAGGTGTTAGCTTAATGGCCTCGGGGTTCGTCCTCGGGGCCATTTTGCTATGGAGGTAGCATGATTAACGTTGTCAGCGTCCGCGTCGGGACCAAATACCCGATAGAATACGTCACCAAGCTTCATGACGGCATCGCCCGGCATCTGGACGAAGAACAGCGCCATTGGTGCCTGACTGACAGGCCAGACGAACTGCCTGAAGGCATTACGGCTATCGCGCACAATCCCGATTTGCCGGGCTGGTGGCAAAAGGTATATCTGTTCTGCGAAGAAGATATGCCGTGGGAGTTAGGCGACGAGGTTCTGTATATGGACCTCGACGTATGCGTAACCGGCAGGCTTGAAGAACTGCAACACGGCATCATCAAAGACTGGCACTGGCCCTGCTACAACAGCAGCGTCATGCGCTGGCAGTATGGCGACCATTCCGACATCTGGACGTGGTTTGAGCCTGAGTTCATCGACCTGCCGTCTGATACCCTGCAAGGCTTGCTGCCTGAAGGCCAAGTGAACGGCGGGGACCAAGAGTGGATCACGCAAATTAGCACCTGGGACACGTTCCCTGCTGATATGTTCGTGTCATACCGGAATGCGGTATCATGGCCCCCTGAGACAGCTAGGGCGGTCATCTTTCACGGACAGCCCAAGCCGCATGAAGTGACCGAGGGGTGGGTGCCAGGTGTTTGGCGCGTCGGTGGCTACACGGCCATGCCAGAGTTACGGGGCATGAACGTCACGCACGACTTTGCCTATGCCAACGTGCGGACAAACGTGCAGCGGGACTTGGCGTGGTTTTCCGGCTTTGGGGATCAGGATAAGGCTTGCGTCATTGTGGGTGGCGGTCCCTCGCTCGCGGACGGTGTGCAATCGATCAAAGACCATCGCAGACGCGGCGCAAAGATTATTAGCGTCAACAATGCGATGCGGTATCTGATCAAGCACGGGCTAACGCCAGACGGTCACGTCATGCTGGATGCGCGGGAAGAAAATCTGCACATGGTCGAGGATGCGCCAATGTCCGTGCGCTATTTTCTAGCCTCTCAAGTTCATCCTTGCGTGTTTGATGCGCTTTCAGGGCATGATGTTGTTCTGTGGCACAATGCGATGGGTTCGGGTGAGGAACTTATGGACATCATCAAACCGTGGTTTGACGAGGGGCCAGACCAGAAGCCCTGCGTTTTAGTGCCTGGTGGTGGCACTGTGGGCCTTCGGGCTATCAATCTGGCGTGGCTGTCGGGGTATAAGAAAATACACCTTTATGGTTTCGACAGTTCCTATGCCGAGGGCGTTCACCATGCCTATTCGCAAAGCCTGAATGACGGTGAAGCGACAATGGATGTTGTGCTGGGTGACAAAACATACACTTGCGCCCGCTGGATGATTAGGCAGGCGATGGAGTTTCAGCAGCAGTTTTTGTATCTGCGCGACCGTGGCGTGAAAGTCATTGCCCACGGGCGCGGGCTCGTGCCGGACATGGCAAGGTTGCTGGCGTGAAACAATACCATGAGCGGAACGACAATGACCGGCGCAAGGCGTGGGCAACGCTCAAATGGTATCCTGAGCGGCTGACGGACGCTGACCGTGCGTTGCTGCTGCTGGAAGAGCCGGACTTTTATTTTCCAGTTGACGCTCAACGGCACCTGTATGACGAAAAAGGCTTTGCAAAGTGAAACAGATTGACGGTCTTTGGTGGCCCGATTTCGACGTTAAATGCCGTGCCGTCGTCATTGCTGAGTGCGCCGCTGCTATGCCCCTTGTTCTGCCGTTGGTGACGGAAAAGCGGGTGTGTGTTCAAGCCGGTGGCAATGTCGGGGTGTATCCGCTTGCGCTGTCAAAGGTGTTTGGTCAGGTCATTACGTTTGAGCCGGATGAAGACAATTTCGAATGCCTGCACAAGAACGTCACATATGACGAAGCCCTTGTATATTTCGGGGCGCTTGGGGCGGAACCTGGCTGGTGTGCGGTTCAGCGCATCGACACGGACAACTGCGGTTCACACAAGACGCTGCCGGGATCGGCTATCCCCGTGCAAACCATTGATAGCCTTGGCCTCGACCAGTGCGATTTGATCTGGCTGGACATTGAGGGTGCCGAAGCGGACGCCATTAAAGGCGCACTAGCGACAATTGAGAAGTTTTCGCCTATCATAGTCCTCGAAGAAAAAGGACTAGGTTCCAAAGCCGATCTGCCTGGCTATTCTAGCGTGATGCGGATTGGAAATGACACTGTGTATCGGAGGACATAGATGGATTATGTAGCACCAGACGGACGGGACCGGATCATTCCGCGTTTCCATATCAAGCCGGTTCGTAACAACTTTCTGTCAGAGAAAGAGGGCCGCGAGGTCTGGGCTGACGTTGAGTATGTGGAACTCATCGTGCCGGGCGATAACAAGAATATCGTTGACGTTGCCGTAAAGGAAGAACACCGCGAACGTTGGCCGACCAAATACGCTGCGTTTAAGGCTAACATGGAAGCCCCTGAGAGCGGGACACCGCTAGAGGAATGGGCGGGCGTGGGCCGCAGTCAGGTGATTGAGCTTAACAGCGTTCATATCCGCACCGTTGAGGCTCTGGCGGGTCTGTCTGATGCCCAGCTTGCGAAATGCGTTCCTATGGGTGGTCAAGCCCTTCGTGCCAAGGCGCAGCGGTTCATTGAGCAGACGGAGGCGGAGAAGCCGCTTGCGGAACTGACACAGCGCATTCGTGAGCTTGAGGAAAAACTGGCACTGGCTCTAGAAGCCAAAATCGAAAAGGAAGTGGCATGAGCAACCTTGAACGCGACGTGATGTATAAGCCTGGTGCTACCTTCTACAAGGAGGGAAAGTTCCTGATGTTCCGCTTTCAGGCCGATTCGTCGTCGGTCATTGGCCCGCGTGTAGCTACAGACGCTGACAAGGCGGCACATGGCGCGGAATATGATATGTATCTCAAGACGGCGTTCAATAACGCGCCGATTGAAGCGTTTGATCACGACGGGGTGGATGGTCCCGGCGGTGTAGCCCAGCCTGTCAGCGACGACCAAACGGACGTTGTGGCGGAACATGAAACCATCCCCGCCTTCAAAAAGCGCGGGCGTCCTGCAAAGGCTTAACCAATGGCGATGAACCTTCTTCAGATTGTCCAAAGGGCCTGCCGCCTTTTGTCTATTCCCGTGCCCACGGAAGTCGTCAACTCGACTGACGCGCAGGTTCAGCAGCTTTACGCACTGGCCAATGAAGAAGGCGACGAACTGTCAGGCACCTATGATTGGCAGGTGATGCGAAAGCAGCATCTGTTTAATACGGTGGCAAGCGCGGTGCAGGCGAGCGCAGTTCCGTCTGACTTGGATCACTTTATCGCAAACTCGTTCTTCAACAGGACGACAATGCGTTACATTTACGGGCCTATTACTCCGCAAGAGTGGCAGGCGATCCAGGCGCAGCCCCAACTCAATCGCGTGTTTCTGGCGTTCATTGAGCGGGATAATCAGTTTCTGGTTACGCCGACGCCAGCCGCAGGGCAGGCCATTGCGTATGAATACATCACGACAAACTGGGCTAAATCGGCGGCGGGATCGGCGCAATCGTCATTCCTCGCTGACACCGACCTGACGTATCTGGATGACAAGCTGTTCCCGCTTGGCCTCCGCTGGCGCTTCCTCAAGTCCAAGGGGCTGGATTATAGTGAAGATTTTAGAACTTACCAAGGTGAACGAAACCAACGGATGGCGAGAGACGGTGGAAACACAATCATAGACAGCACCGGCGGCAATTATTATGGTTGGTCCACAAACATACAAGAAGGAGGATTTCCTGGATGATTGCGTCACTTAAACTTACAAAAGGTTTTAGTGCCGTTGTGGACAGCGACGACTATGATTTGTCGATGTTTAATTGGTGCGCGGCAACTATTGGGAATTGTGTTTATGCTGCGCGTGATGTTGGCGGCCGGAAAGCGAAAAAACGCGTTCTGCTGCATCGCGTCATTGCGGAGCGCATGGGGCTGGATTTGACCAGTAGCGTCGTCGATCACATTAACGGCGACGGACTGGATAACCGGCGCTGTAATCTCAGAGCCGTCACTCGCGCGGAAAACGCAAAAAACCTGACGGGAGAGCGCAGCAACAATACGTCTGGGTTTATGGGCGTCTGTTACGAACCGCGATATCGGCACAAGTGGTCGGCGTCCATTTCGGAAGGCGCTAAAAAAACGATTATTGGCCGTTTTGACACAGCAGAAGAAGCCAACGCTGCCAGGCTTGCGGTGGAAAAACAGCGGTGGGGCATCCAACCGCGTCGAGAGGCTGCCCACGCATGATCCTGTTCCTGTCCATTTCCGACACAAAAAACCAAGAGACGCAGCGCAAGAAGATTAACGCGCTGCTGTCGGCCTATGCGCCGGGCTATGGTTCGACGTTGCCGGATGTTGCAGACAGCCCAGACGGTCGGTTGTTCTATATCGGCGCACAAGGCTATCAGAACCGTTCCGGGGCATGGGTGGCATTATGATGCATCTTGCGCCTTGGGAGCGGGCTGGAATGAGTTGCGCCGCTTATAGGGCGGTTCAAGACCAATGGGTGTTGCTGGCTTATGCGCTGGCCAAGACAGGTGTGCCGGTGATGGAGGCTCTGGCAAGGACGAAACAAGAGGCGGGAGCCGGGGCTTTTAACTGATGCGACAGGCAGCACAGCGATACGGTCGCCAGCCTTTACGGTCGGTAACTCAGCAGCGGGTATCTATCGGACGCGCTGTTCCGGCTCCCGTTGGTGGGTGGGATGCACAATCCCCGTTAGCCAATATGCCTGCCGAA